CGACCGCAAGACGTTGAAGTATCTTCGTGGCGACGGCGACGTACGGCCTACCGCGTGCAAGGGAGCGAACTACGCCAGCAAGGCGGGAGACGGCATCGAAGAAGTACTTGATAGCCCGATCCTGTCCGTGCTTCAGAACCCCGACCCCGTGTACTGCGGGCAGTTGTGGATGAAGTTGCTCTGGTGGCAGCGTGAGGCGTGCGGGCGTTCGTACATCTGGGCGGGGGACCGCGTGGGCGGCATCCCGACTTCGCTGTACCTGCTGCCAAGTGCGTACACGTGGCCGGTGAAGTCACGTACCGGGCTCATCTCAGAGTTCATCTACGCCCGCAACCGCTCGGACATGTTCCACGCATCGACCGACGATGTGGTGTACATCCGCAACATGCCCGATCCGTTTGACCCGGTGGGTGCGTTGTCGTGGCTCCAGAGCGTGACGGCTGAAGCCGACATGGAAGCGGCGGCACTGACCGCAGAAGTCGCACGCTGGAACAACGGCGGGCACCCCGGCATGGTCTTCAAGGCGGGGGCACAGAACGACAACACGCAGATGATGCAGATGCGGTCGGCGTTGGAGAACCAGATTCGCGGGGTGGGCAAGGCGGGCAACTTCCTCCTGTTGCGTGATACCGAGCTGGTTCAGTACGCGACCAAGCCCCATGAAATGCAGTACATCCAAGGCATGGAGGCGACACAGAAGCGGATCTATGACGCGGCTGGAATCCCCGAGCCGATCTATCGCTTGAACAGTGCGAACCTTGCGTCCGCCCAAGTTGCGGATTCGATGTTCGCCAAACTGTCCATCGCCCCGCGTCTGGCGACCATGGCGAGCGAGTTGACCGAGGGACTGCTGCCGCTCTTTGGCGTTGAGCCCGGCGAGATGTGGTTCTCATACGACAACCCCGTGCGTGACGATGTGGTCATGCTCGCGGCGGAACTGCGGGCGGCTGAGATGCAGGGCATCATCTACCCCAACGAGTACCGGCAGGTGATGGACCTTGAAGCGTTGCCGGATGAAATGAACGTGCTTCGGTTCCGGCAGACAGATGCACCTGCCCCGATGTTCGATCCGTTCAGCGTGCCCGCGAAGGTGTCGCCTGCCGCCGAAGCGGAGATGGAAGACGACACGGAAGAAGACGCAACCGACGAGGAAACCGACACGGCCACCAAGTCCATGCGGACCAAGGCCGACTCGTACGAACCCACCGACAGCATGGCCGAAGAAGCACAGCGGGGGCTCGATTGGCGGCAGGAGTTTGGCCGCGGCGGGACCGAGATTGGCGTAGCCCGTGCCCGCGACATCAGCAACAAGCGTGGGCTCTCGCTGGACACCGTGTACCGCATGGCCTCGTACTTCGCACGGCATGAGGTGGACAAGCAGGGGCAAGGCTGGTCGCCCGATCAGGACGGCTACCCGTCTGCCGGTCGCATCGCATGGGCGTTGTGGGGCGGCGATCCGGGGCGTACGTGGGCCGAGAAGATCGTCAAGCAGGTTGAAAGCGATGATGACACCGATCCGAGCCCGTCCGGCGGAAAGTCCGTTGACTCGTCAGTTGGAGCGTGCGAATGCGTATCTTGCGGCAAGGGCAGCGGCCCGAGTGTCAAGTCTGCCGATGACACCGCAACGGCTGGTGGCAATCGTGAATCAACGGACGTTCGAACGGATCGTGACGGACGGGACGGCATCGAACTGAAGGCGATGGGCGAATGGGACGAAGACGCGAACGTACCCAAGTCCACCGTCCGAATCTTCAATGAGTTTGCCAACAAGATGAACACGTGGTATATGACCGTCATCCCGTCGATGGTCAACGATACCGCAGGCGTGGACCCGCCGACCGTCAAGCAGATGCAAGACTTCACGAACATCACGGACGACTTCATCGCCAAGACCTTGCAGAACGGGGCTGCGGTAGGTATCGCCCAGATCCCCGGTGCAACGGCAGACACGTTCAACACGGCCAACGAACCGGCGATGCAGTACATCCGTGACCGTGGGTTGGAGTTGGCTACCAGCGTGCCGGAAACGCTCGTCGGCACGGTTCAGGCCGCAATCGAGAAGGAACTTGCGGACGGAACATCAACCGGCCAGATGCGGGACGCTATTGCGAAGGCGGCACCGGAACTGAGCGGCTATCAGGCCGAACGCATCGCCCGCACGGAAACCACAAACGCCTTCAACCAAGGGGCGTTGCAATCGTGGAAAGAGGCTGGCGTTCAGGGCAAGCGTTGGATTCTGGCGGGCGGTCCATGCCCCGAATGCGAAGGGCTCGCGGCGAAGTACCCCGGACCTATCCCGATTGACGCGATGTTTGAGTACGGCGGCGTGGCTGTAGAGCATCCCGTACTGCACCCGAACTGCCGCTGTAGCTACGTCCCTGTATTGGAGATGCCCAATGAGTAACGAGAACCCCATCATCCACAAGATCCGCCGCCGTGCGGCAGACTTCCGGTCGATGAGTGACCCGGCCAACCCCATCGGCCTGCTGTCGGCCCCGTGGGGGGCACACCGCAAGAGCCTGATTCGCAAGGCGGACGTAGCCAACGGGCGACCCCTTGAAATCGTGGCGTACGCCAATACGTCTGCCGTGGATCTTGAACGCGAGGTAGTTGTCCCGAGCGGCGGAGATGTGCGTTCGTACCTGACCACGAATGGAAATCTGTTCGTAGATCATCAGTACGACATGGAACACGTGGTAGCCAAGTGCCTTCGCATGGCGTTGGACCCTACCGGCTGGCTCTGTACCGGCCAGTTCTTCCGTGGGTTCGAAACCGAGTACACGAAGGCATGCCTGGCGTTGGCAATGGCCGGGACGCTGGCGATGTCCATCGGGTTTGAGGCGTTGGATTGGGGCGACCCTTCGCAGGAGGAACAGCGGCTGTACCCCGGCATCGAATCCATTGTCCGCCGTTGGAAGGCACTCGAGGTGTCATATACCGCCCTGCCGATGAACGTGACCTGCCGCCAAGTATCAACAAACCTCGCCGCTGCGGAAGTGGTGGCCGAGAAGTCACGCAAGGCCCTGATCGACGCTCACGTTTCCGCCGATGTGGTCAAGCGGTTTGGAATCAAGCCCAAGCGGATTCTGATTCTGACCTGACATCGTGGGTACAATGTGGGGCATTGTCTCCTCCCCGGCACGTTGAGAAACACGCTCACATGCCGGGTTCAACCGAATAGACCCTGCGACTCGCAGAGACTCGGGAACGCTCGCTACGTAGGCCACCGTTCACCCACTCTCCAGCATGAGCAGAGATACACCAAACCCGCAAGGGAAGGAATCTCTGTCATGAATCGCAAGGGCCTCATCTCACTCATCCGAAACAACGGTTTCACCGAAACCACCCCCACGCTCGAAACCACCAAGGCGTTCGTCGCCAAGCTCGCTGCCGAAGGCGTTGAAATCAACGGCTCGGACGGCAACCCGATCAACGTGGACACCGTTTGGGCCGCTAAGTCGGTCCTGACGCTCGCTGGCGACGATGCCGACACCGCACTGAGCGAGTCTCAGCGGAAGTCGATCATCGCGGACGCGAAGGGCTCGACCTCTCCGCACGGCGATGATGAAGTCGCCAACCGTGGCGGCGTGAAGAAGTTCAGCATCGGCAACGCAAGCCGCAAGGCGTACCAGTCGAAGATCAAGGCGGGCACCGCCGTGTTTGACGATGTGGACTACGCCGAGGCCGCTGGTGCGTGGATTCGTCAGGCAATCGCCGGGCATCACAACTACGGCCAGAAGGCTGCGGACATCGAAGTGTGCCGCAAGGCACAGGTTGAGTTCAACAACCAGCTCGGCGGGGCTTTGGTTCCGCAGGAGTTCGCCCCTCAGCTCATCTGGCTCACCGAGCAGTACGGAACAGCCAAGAAGATTGCCAACGTTGTTCCCATGTCCAGCGATTCGAAGGCGTACCCCCGCAAGACGGGCATCGTGTCGATGACCCCGATTGGCGAAGGTGCGACCATCACGCCAACGGACAACACCTACGGCAACGTGACCCTCAACGCGAAGAAGTACGGCGTGCTGTTCAACGCAAGCCGCGAACTGTTCGAAGATTCGGCCATCAACATCGCTGACGACCTGTTCCGCAGCATCGCGGAAGCCGAGTCGATTGCTGTGGATCAGGCGTACTTCCTTGGCGACGGTTCGGCCACCTACGCCAACCAGGTTGGCCTCGCAACTGCGATCACCGGCAGTGCGTTGGGTACGGCTACGGCGTGGGGCTCGATGACCATCGCCAACTTCACCGACGCAATCGGTTCGGTTCAGAACGTGAACCCGGCCCGCCTTGCGTTCGTGTGCAGCCGTCAGTTCTTCGCACAGGTCATGCTGCGTCTCCAGAACGCTACTAACCAGTTCCGCGAACTGACCACGGGCATGGCTGGCATGTCGGCCACGTTCATGGGCTACCCCGTGTTCTTCTCACAGGTCATGCCGGTCGCAACGGGCACCGCAAACCGTGCGTGCTACTTCGGTGACTTCGTGGGTGCGACCATGATCGGTGACCGTCGCATGCTGGAGATTGCGACCAGCGATCAGTTCTACTTCAACAGCGACAGCATCGCGGTTCGTGGCACGGCTCGCTTCAACGTCAACATCCACGGCGACGGTCGCGGCTCGACGGTTGGCCCGATCTTCTGCATTCGCGGCAACTAAGACACAACGGCCAATCGGCCAGAAGGACAAACACAATGAACACCCTCCAGAACTCATACGTCACGACCGCGTACACGCCCGCTGCGTACGCATCCACTTCGGAAACCCTCGGACCCGCCATCGACCTTGCCCAGTTGGGCGGGCTTGGCGAGGTGACCTACTTCCTGACCACTTCCAGCCAGCTCGGTACGGTGGCTGTGGCGATCAAGGAATCGGCCACCAGCGGCGGCACCTACACGGCGATCACCGGTGCAAACGTGACCCTCGCGGCTTCAACCGCTGGAACGACCATGATCTGCGTGAAGCTCGGCGGTGCCCGCCTCGGGTTCCAGAAGATCAGCCTGACTCCTTCAACCGCTGACAGCCGCGTCGTTTCTGCTGTCGTCATCGGCACCAATCCGGCGTTCGGTGTCAACGGCTCGACCGAAGCCCTGCGTGCTACGAACGCTGGCCTCCTGTCGCGTGCAGTCGTCTGATCCGTCCCCCCGTTTCTCTCACCACCGGCCAGCGGACACGCAGGCCGGTAGGTTTCAACGAATAGGAGTCCAATGGCGTTCCTTGTCTCACGCACCGATTACAAGTCTTGGCGAGGCATCACCGGAACGGCGGACGATACGTTCATCGACTTGATTCTCGGCTGGGTGTCAAACGACATCCGCGACTATTGCAGCCGCGACGGGACCAACGGATTCGAGTCGGCAACGCGGACGGAGTACTACAGCGGGCCTGACGATGCCATCATCCAACTACGCGAACGGCCCGTTACGTCGATTACCTCGGTGACGCAGACCTACGCGGGTGGGCAGAGCGTGGTACTCGAATCAAGCACGTACCGCGTCGATGCGGATTCTGGCCTGCTTTCGCGGATCGACGTTGCACGCAATCGGTTCGCGTCGTATAACGCAACGTACTTGGGGCAGGGTGGCGACTTCAAGCCGTCCCCGCGATTCGAGGAAGGCTTCAACAACTTCACCGTGGTCTATGTGGCTGGCTACTCGACCATCCCCGGAGCGTTGCAGAAGGCGTGCTGCCTGCTGGCGGACATCCTGTTCAACGGTCGCGGGCGTGACCTGTCGATCCAGTCTGAGACGATCGGCCAGTATTCGTACACGCTCGCGGACCAGAAGCGGGTGGACGACATTCGCATGAGCCTGCTGCGTGGCTACGTGACGGGGGGTGCGTGATGGCATCAACCCCTTGGCACTTGCTGAAAGATACGGCGACACTGACGAACCAGACTTGGGAGCAGGGTGTCGAAGGCATTTCGTACGGAAGCAACGGATCAACCAGCACGATCAAATGCTGTATCCAGCCAACGTCGGCGGCGGACTCGCTGGTGTACGGGCGTGACACGACTACGCAGATGTTTGACCTGTTCCTTGCACCGACTACGACCGCAGGGGCCGCGTGGGACTGTTCGCCGCGTGACATCATCACGCTGCACAGCACAAACTACCGCATCGAAGGCAAGCCGCAGGACATGTGCAGCATGGGCGTGCTGAAGAAGTTGGTAGTATCAAGGGATCTTGGCTAATGAACGTGGGCAATGTGACAATGACCGTGGACACGGCCAAGCTCAAGGCGAAACTTGAGCGGGCGGTCAATACGGGCGTGTACCGTGCGGCGTTGGTCTATGAGGCATACATCAAGGAATCAATGCCCAAGACTGCGGTAGGTACGCACTCGCTTCCGGGGAAACCTCCCGGAGAGCAAGACGGCATTCTCCGCAACGGCATCGCGGCCAGCAAGCCAAAGAACGGAAAGAGCATCATCTCAACGTCCAAGGCTCGGTACGCCGCGATCATGGAATTCGGCGGGACCATCCGGGCCAAGAGCGGAAAGTTCCTGCCCGTTCCGTTGAATCTGGAAGCCAAGCGACTCCAGAAGCGAACGGACGGCGGCCTGCGAAACTCCGCGACACCGCTGCACGTTGTCCGCACCAAGACCGGGCGACTGTTCCTCGTCAAGCATCTGACCCGCAAGTCAAAGAACGCCACCAAGCTCATCGGCTCGCAGATGATGTTCATCCTCAAGAAGTCCGTGACCATCGCGGCACGCCCGTACATGCGGCCCGCTGAACAGAACGCGGCTCTCTACGTCAAGGCTACCGATGCCTTCGAAGCGGCTGTGAAGGAAGTTCTTAGCAAGGGGGCCGCATGATCCTCGCACCGATCTACCAAGCGATCTACGACCGCATGAAAGCGGACACGGGAACGGGCGGGCTCTACGCTGGCAGTCAGTGGAACTACATCAGCGGCGGAGCCTACACCGTGTTTGCGGCACCGAATCCGATCACGGGCCCCTACCTGGTATTCAGCGTGGCGATGCAACAGCAGAATACGGCGACCGGCGACGAGTTCCTTTGCACGGCGACTTTCAACCTCTACGACCGCTTGAACGAATCATCGTCTGACAACTATCTGGGCACATCGCTCTTGCCCGCACTCGACCGCCTGCACGGGAACGCGGTGCTGAGAACGGGCCGTGTGCCAACGTACGGCTTCAACCGGCATGAACTTGTGCTGCCGACAAACACGTATTCGGCCACCGCGAGTACCTGCATGGTTGAGGACAATGACGCGACGATCGTTA